GCTTAAAGTGCCACCTAATCCTGTTCCTGGTATCGGTGCAACTGGTGAGGTTGGTGCTACTGCAAGCGTTCCCATTATTTATCCTTAATAGCTTATTTCTAAATCAACACTTAGAACCGTGAGGGGGTCTGGATTGATTTGTTTTATTTCGACTTGCGTTTTTATATTATACCCTAAAAGGTACACGCTCTCTATTCCTGTAATGGGTGTAAGTTCTTCATCTGTAGGGTCTCCAAATTTTCTACTCGTTATAAGTAGGTCATTTACATATACGCCTCTTGACTGATATAAGTTCAACGCACACCTAGTAACTCGCTTACGTTGATTTATAATGTTGCCCTCTGCTTGTGTATCAATGGCAGCAGGAAGAGTTTTTATGAGTACATCATAGTTTAGACCTGCATAGAGGGAATCAGCCGTATCATCTGCATAAGCATAATAATTTCCACCACTCTCAACCCCTGCAATAGTTGTTTGAGTAACCCCGTCTGCAACTACTCTTATTTCGTTATCATAAAGCACTTGGTCCGTTTGAACATTATCAGAAGATGTGCCGATAAAGGCATGGTCTAGCAATATATTAGAATCCAATACCTCTAAATATTCCGTACCATCTCTCTCGACTATGAAGGTAACTGTGTCGACTGTGACGGTAACACGTTTAAATCCTCCGTTTGTAGTCCACTTGGTCCATCCTGAAATGTCTTCTACTCTCATAGTATTATAGACAGCCACAGTGCCATCTGCGTTTATTAAATACAGAAGGTTTGAAACAGATACGCTTGAACCCCTAACCATGTCAAGGTCTTGAACATCATTAATCAGATGCTCTGCCATTATACTAAGAGGAGGAGTTGTATAACCACCTTCTTCCCAATTATAAATAAACCCTCTTACCGTCTTTCTGAATCTATCCATAAAGTAAGTTGCACCATCCAAGGTGACAGGCTTGATACGAGAAGAGCCATAGCCTGTTGAGCGTATCCATGCGCTAGATGTGGGCGTGATTACTTCTGCACCATTCACAAACTCTCCCCCTGCTGTCATAACTTGCAGGTTTTTTGCAGATACTATATTTTGGATAGCATTGAATTGATCTGTGTCAAGGATATCAAATATTGCATCATCTGCCAAGACACTGCTTTTGCCTGTATCAAAATTATAAAAATCATTTACAACCGAACCCCATACGCTTGTGGGTTTTTCTTTTGAGCCACCGAACCATAACCTACCTTGATGAAAAGTACATGTTCTTGGATAGCCTCTATCTGTATCGTCATAAGTTCCTATGTCTTGCCAATTTGCTGTGTCCGTAAAGTCTTCGGTGGATAAATCTATAGATGTTCTTATGGTGATACATCTATACACTTGTCCATCTAGTCCGTTTACATCATTCCCATCATTGTTGTATACATTCTCCCCTACCGCTGTTGTGACCGTCTGTGTTGTCCCGTCATTTGTGTAGGTAATCTCAGCAGTTGTTACCCCCCATACGTTTGGTCTTAGTCCAACAAGCACCCAAAGACCGTTGTTAATCCAATCGTCTGTGTCCGAGAAGTCTTCTACCCCTAAATCGATAGAGCCTCGGTCTCTTGTTGAGGCATACGCGTTGAAATTTAAACCATAATAGTCGTCACCATCATCTATGTATACAACCTCTCCCACTGCGACTGTTTGGTTATTCGTTGTTCCATCATCTATATAGTCAGATGTGATTCTAGTATAGTCAATCAGTGAGGTATCGGCATTCCCTACAGCAGTTGTGGCTTTATAAAGGTATTGGTCTAAACCATTAACGTTATTGTTGTCGTTATTGTATACTATTTCATCTATTGTAATATCATAAATACGACTTTCACCGTAATTAAAATATTGTGGGCTTGTGCTACTGTCATAATCAAACTTAGGGATATTCACTAGCTCCAAGTCTGCTACTGCCCAAGAGGTGTCAGAGCCTTGTCTTTGGATAGTTAATGGAGTAAAATCTTCGTGTGTGATTATGATAGTATCTGCACTCTGGATGATATCCATTTCTTCTATTTGTGCAGAAGTTAATGTCGTGGACCAAGGAACTGTAGCCAAAACAGCGCCACTATCAGGTAGATATACTTTAAAGTTTACCGTGCCAATAACAAAGACATAGTTTTGCGTGATACTAAACTCAAAACTGAACAGTCTCGCTCCTGTCTCTACCTCTGTAAGATACTTAAGCCCTGCACGTCTTTCCATCCCACCGTGTGGCATAATCACCACATTTTCTGCGTCTTCTACTGCGTTATAATACTTCTTGAGGTCTATTCTGCCTAGTAGTGTCGGCGATATTGCCCCTGTGATGAGGCTGTTTTGCATTAATCTTGAGCGTGCCATTAGAATATGTCCGTTAGTGGGCTGTGCTGTATCGCGTCTTGTGGTCTTGAGCTGCTGTCCACATTCTTTGCCCTACTTAATTGTCTTTCGTAGAGTCCTTCATATACTCCTGCCCTTTGAGAGTTATCAGTGATAGGGATTGCGAACTGTGTAGCCAAAAGAAACTGCAAAGTAAGGGCGAAATAGTCCGGCAATAATGTTTCATCTACTCTGAATCTATAGTCTATCTCTACTTCTTGGTAATCAGAGTATAGTTTGTCACCGTATATCTCATAATCTGCACCACCATATACCTTGTACACGTTAATAATGTCTGTAGGTAGTTGGAATTGATATTTAAATTCATTTAAAGGAGCATCTGTGAGCCTACTGAGCGATACTTTTTTAGTCGCAAATCTCCATGAGTGAGAAGCCAATAGACCCTTATATGTATTTTCGTATAAGGCATTTGCCACAACACCTTCTGTCCCCTCTGTAAGAGAAGAGATTGGACTCGCTCCAATAAGTATCATAGCGTTTGATATGATTTCTATTTTTTGTGCCATTTCTTATCCTTTACTTGATATGCTCTTACAGTATGCACCTAGTTCTGCATACAACTTTTTAGCTTCTTCTCTTGAAAGTACAAACTGTTTTCCTTGTATCATTATGATTACGTTCAAAACTTGTATTCATATGTTAGAACCTTGTGTGTGCCTACCATTAGTGTAGAACCTCCAACTCCTCCGATAGTATTAGCTAGCATATCTCTACTATCAAAGCCTGTACCACCTTTTCTGCTGTCGTATACTTCTTTTAATAAGCCAATGAATACAGAAGAACCAACACCTATCCAAAAGGATTCATTGTATGTAAACCCATTCTCTTTAGCAATTAGAGTAGCAAAGACTCCGATTTGTGCAGTTACAAGCATATGTAGTTTCTTGTCACGTTCTTGGAATAGGTTTGCGTTAAGTAGTGAGATTGACAAAATTAGTGAGAGGATGATCTTTTTCATACTATGTCCTTTGCTTCTGCTACATTATGAGGAGAAGTGTCCAACCATTCCAATATCTCATCTGCGTTAAGAATCCAGAATGCATTTCTATCATCATTCGTGAAGTCTTTACCACCTGCCACATAACCATAATAAGCCATGAGTGCCTTGATGTCTGACATATTGTTATTAAGGTCAGAGAGATTCCAACCAAAGTAAGCATATTCACTATCACTTGCATAGAGTAACTTTCTATTAGTATTCCCTTCATCACAATATTCATGCATAGAATATCTACCAATAGGAGTAATCCCGTCAGTGTCATATTTAATAAAGTCTGTAAAGATTGTCATGTCGTCACCGCCTACAGGTTTATCAAGTATTCCTATAGGTGCTACGATATAAAATGTCCAAAGTTGTGCCATATTATCTCCTTATGGTAGTGTTGGGTATATTAGTTTTGCTTTGGTGTAAGCGTCTGTTACTTCGTCTTGTGTTAGTACTTTGTTTTTGTGTACTTTAAATAGCCCGAGAGGGTTAGAGAGTTCTGTATTACCACCGTTCACATCCCCAAGCAAGAAAGATAATGAGTTTGTGAACGAGCCTACAGTTTGTGTTGATTTCAAAACACTATCTAAATAAAAATTAACTTCTTTTGATAAAGCGTTGTAGGTAGCCAACAAGTGATGTATTCCTTCTGATGATGCTATACTTGCTGACTTATCGCCAACCTTCATCAATACTCCGTTAGTTGCTGTGTTACTCCCTGCATATAATTTCCCAAATACTCCACTTAAGTCATATTCTCCATTATTTTCTTTATAGTGTATGATTTCGTATGAGAAGGTTGTGGAAAGGTCAGCAACCCACCCAGTATCAACATACCTCTCGTCACCCGTAAACTCAATCAAGTTATCATCCGCCATCCCCGTCCATCTACCAGTCGTTGCATTCTGTGTGATGAGGAGTTTACTTAAACCGTAGTTGGTGTTTTCTAGGGCTTCTTTGCATGAGTCTGTAGCGTTCGCAATGGTCGCAAAGGTGTTATTTACTTCATCATATACTTTATCGTTTCCACTTAACATCCCCTCTTGACACGGATACCAAGAGTATATATCCGATAAGTCAAAGCTAAGTCCTGCAACTGTTTCGCCATCCTTGAGTCTTGCTATTGCTGCTGGGTTACTGTGTAGGTAGGTTAAGTCTATAGCTTCAACCGCCATCCCTGCCTTTAGCGCAAAGAAGTTTGAGTGATGTGTGGGTGTAGATATATTAACGGTGGAAGCACTTGCTGTGAATTTAACAGGTGTTTTTGTTGCTACATCATAATAGCAGTAGTCGCCTGTGTCTACTGTATCATAAGGTACGGATTGAGTAGCTCCCAAATTGATATGATTTGAGCTATACATATCGCCATCACTTACTGTGCCGTCTGAACCTGCATTGTCTATGGTTCTTGTATCTGCAGCTGTTGTGTTGAAGGTGTCCATGTTGTAGATGATGTTTGCAAGTGATATAGAGCCAGAGCCTAACCCTAGCCCACCTTGAAAACCAAATTCTATACCAAACTTCACTGTTAACTCATCATTATACTTGCTGTTGATGTAACCGTGTCCATGTTCCCATCATCGTGAATATAGAAGTCTTGCCCGGCTATTACATCAAACACTAAATCTGTACCTACTGTAAGGTGAACGGTTAAAGTTCCATTTGCTAGAGCTTTAATAAGTCTTTCTGTTCTTAGGTCTTCATCTGTTGCTGTGCCGTCGAATGTTTCCGAAGTGATTGGGAATACTTGGTAAGTTGATATCATGTAAGCTCCTTATAATTGCTTATTGTGACCCTCCGGAGAGAGCCATGTAAGCAATTACGCTACTAGTGGATAACCTGTAACCACCACGTTTGCTGCTGAAATTGAAACTACATACAAGAGTACCGGTGCAGTATCAGAAGTTGAGGCAAAAATAAGATCATCTACCTCTAGTCTGTCTGCAACGCTATCAAAAAAACTATCAGCGATAACTTCCGCTTTAGTGTTTGTTGAACCTTTATATGTGCTAACCTTTGGTGCTTCTGACCCTGCACCAATACCGCCTGAAAAGAATGTTCTATTAAAAGCCATAATCTACTCCTTAACTTTCTGTTGCTTGGTATTTTACAACACCACGAACATCACGAACAACTGCACCTGCTTTAAGGTAACCTGTTGATTTCCATGAGTCTTTATCTGTAGACCAATCTACTTTTGTAGTCAAGTCCATACCTTTGGCACAACCTACGGCAGTTTCTTGCCATGCGTAACCATCTCTAAGTGCTGCTGTTTTAGACAGTCCACCCTCTTCTCTTGTTCCGATAACGTGGAACTTGAAACCTAGGAATGTGTCCACATCACCTTGAACAAGTGCTTTTACAGAGTTGTAGTCTGAACTTGTTACTTGTGTTTCTCCAAGTAAGCCTTCGATACCATCTGCTGATACAGCGATATGTCTGCCTTCTGCGGGTACTTCTTCATCATCCATGTGCTTCTTAATGCGTCTTAGTTTTGCAACGTTCAGGTTAGTGTCTGCACCACCTATCGCTGTTCCAACTAAGTAACCTTCTGTAGCTGCAGGAGTAGCTGAATATGTTTCCGCTGCCATAGCATCAATCTTGATTTGGTCATCTCTTCTACCTAAAGCACCTGCAATAGTTGTCCCGAGTTCTTTAACCTCATCAAAGTTTACATCTTTCGTATTAAAGATGTCCGTATATTCTGGAGCATCCCAATCTGCAAGTGTACAAATGATCAAAGCGTGAGCTACATTCATTGGTACTGCATCTGCTGATGGAGCTGTACGCTCTTTAGCTAGACCTTTACCCATCTTTCTAAACTTATAAGTATTACCTTCGACTCCGTTACGTTCGGTAGTAGTACCTCTAAGAACTCCCATCGACTGAAACGCATGCTTCGCCTCGGAATCGAACTGGATTACCGCTACTGCGGATACTTCTCTTGACATCTTAAATCCTTTTTAATTGTCATTTTTCTTATACATCTGGTTTGTTTAACGGATTTTGTTGGTATTGGACTCCAGAAGAGGAGTTCAGCTAAATCCTAGCCAAACTATCTAATCTCTTTAGAGCCTCGGAGGAGGGTGTTCTAACGTGGTTAGTTAGTGTCGTATCACCATTATATCATAAATAATATACAATTGCTTAATTTTTATACAATTGTATGATTAAATAGTGTTCACTAATTGGTTTAAACCTATACAGCAAAACTATTGACACATTTGTGTTGCCTTGCTATAATTCTTGAAAGAGCTTGTGCGGAACAACCACACATTAAACTGTAGTTTATTTCTTAAGCACTTACTTGCTACAATGTTACTTCGAGGTTATTTATCTCGTACCACCAACCGATATGAAAACTATCGGAACTCTCCCACATATTATCGGAATTACCAAACTATCCTAGAAGGATTTACTATGGAACCAAAACAAAGCCTTTTTAAACTTATTGCTACAGGTCTTACCGCATTCGTGACATTTATTTGTATTATCTTT